CCTGCCTGCCCCTCTCCGACAGAGTCGATTCCAATGCTGGACAGTCCCTTCAAGACCCGACCTAATCCGATAGGCTCCCAGTCATGACCAAGATGAAGGCATCGCTGAAGGGGACAACTAAACCAAGGCTTCATTCTGTGCCAATGTCCGGCAAGTCCAGAATTGCAGAGCTAGAAGACATTGCAAATTTGATTGGAAAGCCGTTATTGCCTTGGCAAAAGCATGTGGGCAAGGATATTTTATCGATTGACAGTAAAAATATGTTTGTCAAGAAGTCCAGCCTTCTGATTCAAGCTCGTCAGAATGGAAAGAGCCATTTCGCTCGCATGATGTGTATGGCACATCTATTTCGCTTCGATTCTCGCAATGTGCTTATCATGTCCTCTAATAGATCAATGGCCTTGACCTCATTTAGAGAGATGCTTTACGACATAGAAGGCACTCCAGAATTGATGAAGATGGTCAAACAGATACGCCATGCCAACGGTACTGAGTCAATCGAACTTCTTACTGGTGCGCGTTTAGATGTTGTAGCGGCAACGAGGGATGGTTCGCGCGGGCGCACGTCATCTTTCTTATGGATTGATGAGCTCAGAGAAATCGATGAACAGGGTTTCACAGCTGCCGTTCCTACAACGCGAGCAGTACCTAATGCCCAAAGCCTTTATAGCTCGAACGCTGGTGATGCATTTAGTTCGGTACTGAATAATATGCGCGAAAGATGCCTCACAAACCCACCTAAGTCTCTTGGGTACTATGAATACTCAGCAGAGCAGTATTGCAAGATAGATTACTCTCCAGCGTTCTGGCAGCAGGTTGCTAATGCTAATCCTGCACTTGGTTACACAATCACTAAAGAATCTATTGAGGAAGCAATCGGCACTTCAAGCCTTGAAGCTACTCGCACAGAGATTTTATCGAGTTGGATTGATGCACTGCAGAGTCCTTGGCCTATGGGAGTCCTTGAGGACACTTCAGATGCATCCCTTGAGATGACTGTGGGCGCTTATACAGTATTTGGCTTTGATGTCTCTCCGAGTAGGCGAACTGCCAGCCTAGTTGCCGGACAACTTTTACCGGATGGCAGAATTGGTATTGGAATCCTTGAACAGTGGAGTTCCCAAGTCGCTGTTGGTGATCTACAGATTGCAGCAGGTATTAAGGCTTGGTGTGATATCTATAGACCGCGTTTAGTCTGCTTTGATCGTTATGCCACTCAATCAATCGCTGACAGACTTAAACAAGCTGGAGTTATGGTAGAAGATGTTTCAGGGCAAGCCTTCTATCAAGCTTGTGGAGATTTACTCAATGGCCTTGTCTCGCATCAAGTCGTTCACAATGGGCAACAGACTCTCATTGACCAGATGAATAATTGCAGCGCGAAGGTATCGGACTCCGCTTGGAGAATCGTCAAGCGCAAGTCTGCTGGAGATATCTCAGCTCCAATCGGATTAGCAATGGTTGTATCCAAGTTAATGCTTCCAACACCTAAGCCACAGATTTACACTTAGACACGCGTTAGCGTGTTGTCTAATTACTTGACAAATGCTACACTTTATGACTATGGGTCTATTCCGCAAAACTGAAGCAGATACTAAAAACCAATCACAGCTCAAAGCGCAATACGCCCCTACCATTATGGGGGAAAACCTCAATTCAATAGTTAATATGATTTTGCCGCGTGTATCTCGCAACGCTGCCATGTCTGTACCTTCCGTAGCTAGATGCAGAAACCTTTTAAGCGGTGTGGTCGGCGGATTGCCTCTCAACTTATATCGCACATCTACAGGTGAAGAATTAGGTAATCCAGTCTGGTGTAATCAACCTGCACTTAATCAACCTCGATCTATAACTATGGCATGGACTGTTGATTCATTACTTATGTATGGCGTGGCTTATTGGCAAGTAACAGAAGTGTATGCAGAAGATGGTCGGCCTGCTCGATTCCAATGGATTCCCAATGTGAAGGTCACATTTAACACAGACTTGACTGCTACAACCGTCACGCAATACTTTATCGATGCGCGAGCTCTACCAATGTCTGGTCTTGGAAGTTTAATTACATTTCAAGCATTTGATGAAGGCATCCTCGAACGTGGTTCGGAAACAATACAAGCTGCAATCGATTTGCGTAAAGCCAGTGTTATATCGGCGGCAACTCCAATGCCGACTGGCTACATTTCCAATTCCGGTGCTGACCTTGATCCTAAAGAAGTACAAGGCTTACTTGCATCTTGGCGCCAAAGCAGATTAAACAGATCAACGGCTTATTTGACTTCCACTCTTAGTTACAACGTCGCATCTTATTCACCTAAAGACATGATGTATAACGAGGCACAGCAATTTTTAGCAACTGAGATTGCTCGATTGTGTTCGATTCCGGCTTACATGCTTTCAGCCGAGGCCAACAATTCGATGACTTATGCCAATGTTCTTGACGAAAGAAAACAATTTTATTCTCTATCCCTTGCGCCTTATGTATGTGCAATAGAGGATCGTCTTTCTATGAATGACATAACTGCTTCAGGTCATGCAGTGAGATTCGATGTAGATTCTTCCTTCCTTAAAACAGAACCAATGGAGCGATTGCTAGTCATTGAAAAGATGCTGGCACTTGGCTTGATTACTGTTGAGCAGGCTATGGAGATGGAAGATTTAACACCTAACGGAAGCGAAGGAATAGCCTAATGGAAAATCAGGTAATCACCTTTTCGTCTGGACTAATTGCCAATGTAGAAGAACGCTTAATCTCAGGCAAGATTGCTCCAGCTGGAACAGGCGAAGTGGGTAACACTTCTGCTGGAAAAGTTGTCTTTGAAAAGGGTGCTATTGCACTTCCAGAAGATGCTAAAACTGTGAAGTTACTAAACCAACATGATTCACGCCAACCTCTTGGTAAAGCAACACAATTTACTGAACAAGAAGATGGCATCTATGCATCATTTAAGATTTCACGATCTAATCGTGGTACAGAAGCTTTAATACTTGCAGAAGAAGGACTCCAATCCGGTCTTTCTGTAGGCGTAGAAGTAATTAAGTCAAAGCAAAAAGGCAATGTGATGTATGTATCCGCTGCCAAGTTGCTAGAAGTTTCATTAGTAACAGAGCCTGCCTTTAAGTCTGCTCAAGTTATTGATGTTGCTGCTGAGGAAAATCCAGAAGCAGTAGAAGAAATCCAACCAACAGAAAGCGAGGCAGTCGTGGAAAATACTCCCGATGTCGCAGCACCAGAAGTTGAGGCAACGGCTGTTGAAGCTGCTCGCCCAACTGTTAGCATAACTAATGTGCGTGAGCGCATTGCACCAATTACATCAGGACAGTACCTCGATGCAAGCATCCGCGCAGCACTTGGTGACACAGAAGCTCGCCGTAAAGTTATGGCAGCCGATGACTCAACATCTACAAATACAGGTCTTACACTTGCACCACACCTAAACACATTCCTTACAGATACATTCACAGGCCGTCCAGCATTTGAAGCCGTAACACGTGGATCACTTGCAGGAATCACTGGAATGTCTTTCACCATTCCTCGCTTATTTACTAACGCAGCAACAGCAGATGTTGCTCCAACAGTTGCAGATACAAATGAAGGTTCAGCTCCATCAGAAACCGGAATGACTTCTGTTAGCGACACAATCAGTATCGATAAGTTCGCAGGACTTAACGAAGTGAGTTTTGAGCTCATTGACAGATCACAGCCTGCTTTCCTAGATTTACTTATGGCAGAACTTCGCAAGGCATACGAGAAGGCAACAGATGCTGCTCTTATTGCTAAGTTCACAGCAGCAGGAACACAAGCTACATCCACAGCTGCAACAGCAGCAGGACTTCAATCATTTATCGCAACTGAAGCAGCAGCAGCCTATAAGGGCACTGGTGGTTCATTCGCTAATAAACTCATTGCATCGACAGATCAGTGGGCGGCAATCAACGGCTATGTAGATGGTTCTTCACGACCTCTATATGCAGCCCAAGGACAAACACAGAACGCTTCAGGAGTAGTAGTACCAACAGCAGTTGTTGGTAATGTTCTTGGAACTTCACTCATTGTTGATCACAACATCACAGTAAGCGGAGTTGTTGATGAGTCTGCTTTCTTGGTTGCTCCATCATCTGTTTACACATGGGAATCACCACAGACTGAACTTCGCGTTAATTTGCTTGGCACAGGCCAGATTCAGATTATGCTTTACGGCTACCTTGCACTCTATTGTGGCAATGGCAAGGGTGTACGTCGCTACAACCTAACTTAATCAGTTAGAAACTAAGTCACTAAGAGGGGCTGTAGCCCTCAGCCCCTCTTAGTCTTAAGAAAGGAATGGGATGTCACTCTGCACAGAAGCGGAATTACGCAGCGCACTTGGCGTTGGCACTCTGTATTCGTCAGCAACATTGCAAACAACATGCGATGCAGCAGATGATGTAATCATTCCTATGTTATGGGCAAACTATGAGTTCAACACAGCTCATAGCAATACAATAACTGAGGGCACCCTTTACTTCGATTTTAATATCACAAATGTATTTTATGTGGGGCAAGTTGTAACAGTAAGTCAGAATGGTTCTCCCTTCAATGGTTCTAAAACATTGACAGCCGTTGGAGAAGATTCAATTACTTTCGCTGTGACTGGTTCACCTACCGCTACGGTCAAGCATGCCGCTGTACCTTTTGGCAAGATTGCTGGCACATCCAATGTCGATTGGACACTTGATTCAGCAGTACAAGAAGCCGCTTTGATGATCGCTGTAGATATCTGGCAAGCCCGTCAAACGACAAGTTCCGGTGGCGTTGCTGTTGATTTCCAGCCCTCACCTTGGAAGATGGGCTCCGGCCTACTTGCAAGAGTACGAGGATTACTCGCGCACACACTCGATCCGCGCTCGATGGTTGGGTAGGCCATGACAGTTGCTATCACTACACTTAGAACGACACTTGCAACAGCTCTAGTCGATAATACTAAATGGCAGACTTTCGCTTATCCACCAGCCACAATTCTTGCCAACTCAGTAATTGTGAGTCCAGATACTGTTTATTTAACTCCGAGCAACAACGCTCGAAATACAATAAGCCCGATGGCTAATTTTAAGATTATTATTACTGTTCCTTTATTTGATAATGAAGGCAATCTCAATGGAATAGAAGATGCAGTAGTTGGTGTGTTTAATAAACTAGCCGCATCATCTCTAACCTATAATGTAAGCGCAGTCAGCGCACCTAGCGTTCTTTCAGCTCCGAGTGGGGAACTACTTAGCTGTGAGATGTCCGTATCAATCCTAACAAGTTGGAGCTAATATGACACTAACACCAGAGGACTTGGCCTTCTTGAAGAAGATTGGTCAGACTCCAGAAGTAAGCGCACCAAAGCCAGCCACTACAAAGAAAGAAGATGAATAATCATGGCAATTTTCCTCAATAATAAAGTCGGTTTTAAAATAGCCACGATTGATCTCTCTGATCATGTGACTGCTTTCACTCTTAATCGCGTATCAGACCAAATTCCTGTAACGGCTATGGGCGATACAGCCAATAAATTCGTTAGTGGCCTGTCTTCAGATTCGATAACTGTTTCATTCTTGAATGACACAGCAGCATCAAATGTTCTAGCAACACTTCAGGCTGCTTACGGCACAACAGTTGCATTTTCTGCTATACAAGATGCAACTTCACCGGTGACTGTATCGGCTACCAACAAACTCTACACAGGCACAATTCTTGTGGACAACATTACAGATATCAATGGTGCAGTCGGCGATGAAGGCATGCTTGATATCACATTTACTTGCAACAGCAAGACAGCTGTAGCAAGTTCAGGCACATTCTAAACTACTAAACCAAGGGGCACATCATGGCAAAACTAAAAATCACCAGAACAGATGGAAGCGTACTAGAAGGCGAAATTACTCCCAGCGTGGAGTATGAGTTCGAGCAGTACGCTAAAATGGGTTTTCATAAGGCGTTCAGAGATTTAGAGCAGCAGTCTCATGTTTTTTGGGTTGCATGGTGTGTCACTCGTCGTTCGGGTGAAACGGTAAAACCATTTGGGGTTGAGTTCATTGATACGCTTAAGAGCGTTGAGGTGCTTGACTCAGACCCTTTATTGTAAAGCGCGATCTCCCATTCACTTACCTTATTGCTAGGCTAAGCATAAGGTTGGGAGTCGCGCCACAGCAGTTACTAGAACTAGATCGCTACATGCTAGATGCATTGTTAGCAGGTCTCAAGGATGAAGCGAAGGAGACGAAAGATGCCTACAGAAGTAAAGGGCGTAATCGCACTTCGCAAGGCTCTTAATGCCTATGCTCCAGACTTGGCTAAAGAACTAACTGCTGAGATAACTAAGTCGCTTAAAGTAATTCAGAAGGATGCTAGAGGATTCGTTCCCAACAAAGCACCCAACAATCTTTACGGTTGGAATGAGAACGCAGGTCGCAAGATAACTGCTCGTTCATCGATGTTTAGAACCTTCAACACTGAAGGTCGCGTGCGTATGTTCCCACTCTATGATGCAGCTACTATTAAGCGTGGCATTGTTTATCGAACAGGATACGGCAAGCCTAACTCCAGAGGATTTAGATCGTTATTCCGCATAAAGAATAATTCAGCAGCTGGTGCAATCTATGAAACTGCCGGTCGTAAGAACCCACAGGGAGACCCTAAGAGCAAGTCTAATAATCCACCAGCAACTAATAAGTTTATTGAACGCCAAGGCCAGTTGTACGGTCGCAAGAGAGATGGGCAAGACATGCGTGGTCGCGTTATATTCCGCGCGTGGGCTCAAGATGAGGGTAAGCAGACTGTTGCCATATTTAAGGCAATAGAGAACGCTAGAATCAAGTTCGAGAAGCGAGCCACTGTGAGCAGTTCAAGGAGTGTTGCATGAGCAATATAGTCATTGACATTGCCGCAGAGTTCACTGGTAAGAAGGCCTTTAAGCAGGCGGACACAGCCACACAGAAGTTAAGTCATGGCGCTAAAACCCTTGCAAGAAATCTAGGCTTAGCCTTCGGCACAGCAGCCATCCTTGCCTACTCTAAGACCGCTGTGCGAGCAGCCGCTGCTGACATCAAAGGTCAAAAGCAACTTGCCCTAGCACTTAAGAATGTTGGGTTAGAGCGAAACGCAGTAAGTGCTGAAGCTTATGTCCAGAAGTTGCAATCAGAGTTTGGCATTATTGATGATCTATTAAGACCAGCCTATGCGGATTTAGCAAGAGCCACTCTTAATTCGGCTGAAGCTCAACGCTTACTTAGTATCGCGATAGATGTATCTGCTGGTACTGGCAAGGATTTAACAACAGTTGTTGCAGCATTAAGTAAGGCTGCTCTAGGTTCTAATACTGCCTTGTCTAAGTTAGGCGTTGGAATCTCTAAGGCTGACCTTAAGACTAAATCCTTCAACGATATTTCTATTCAGTTAGCAGATACTTTCAAGGGCGCAGCAACAGCTTCTACCAGTACATTCTCAGGTCAGTTAGATAAGTTAAGCGTATCGACAAGTAATGCTTCTGAGATTATTGGCGTGAGTTTGATAGGCGCATTGACTTCGCTATCAGAAGATAACAGCATGGCAGGTCTTGGTAAAGATATAGAATCGGCTGCTAAGTCTTTGGCTAATTTCATTGATTCTATTGTGTATCTTAAAGAACAGGTAGGCAGTATTCCTGGTGCAGGTATTGTCAAGGGAGCATTTGGAGTCGTTGGAAATGTTTTAGGAAGATTTAGTCCTCAACGCGCAGCAGAACTTCTTAAAGAAATTAAGGGAGAAGTTCCTTTATCCAAGAATCCTGTTCAATCTGGTAGCTTCCTCAATAATCCAATCGCAGCTAAGACAGACAAGATTGCTAAGGAAACCCTTAAGACCAACAAAGCCTCACTTGCACTAGCAAAAGCCAAGGCAGTTTTAGACTTACAGACTATCCAAATCACAGCAGCACTTAAGGGCAAGATAAGCGAAGAAGATCGCCTATCCTTAAAGCTTCAGTTAGCAATCCTTAATGAGAACGCTGACCAAGCAACTAAACTCACAGAGCAACTAACTGCCGCTAAAGAAAAGAACGCAGAGTTAGCAACCAAGATTGCTGCACTTCCAAAGGCTTCTGATCCATTCGCTGAGTGGCCTACCTTTATCCAGACTGCCTTAGCAGGTATCCAAGATGGCAGTCTTTCGGTCATAGAAAAGATTTCAGCAGCTGTTGCAGCTTCTATCGCTTTAACAAATTCAGCAGCTCAAGAATCTCTTAAGGCTGGTATTGCAGCAGGTAACTCACTTGCAGAATCCTTGTCTGGATCAAGATACGCTGCACAAGCGGCAGCGGCAGCAGCAGGAGACCCAACACTTTTAGCAACTGCTCTTAAAGCTAAAGAAGAGGCTATCGCTGCTTCTAACGCTAACATCTTGGCAAATGCTGTAAAGACTCAAGAAGCCATCAATAAACTTATAGCACCAGTAGCAACAGTTGCAGGTTCTTCAGCAACAGCCAACGCGACACTAGCTGAAGCAACAACAGCAGTGGCAACAATCGCTGAAGCAGCTACTGTCATTGCAACAGTCATTGCTGATGCAGCAACAGCAGTCATAGATACTGCTATTTTAACGACAACTTCAACAGCAGCAGCGAACGCGCTTCTTGCTGATGCAGCAACAGCAACAGAAGTATTGACAAGTGCAGTTCAGACAGTCGCAACAGTCATAGCAGATTCTTCGCTAACTGCTGCTGGCACAGGAGTTGTGAGTTCAGCAGCAGACAACGCAGCGCAACTAGCAGCCGATGCAGCCGATGCAGCAGGCATTGCTGGCACAACAGTCATAGTCAATGT